TAACAAGGAATTTGTCAGGCCGCTTGTATTATTAAAAGTAATACCTGCATTGGCAGCAGTAAACGTAATATTACCGCCGACGCTTTGAGCGCCAGTAGTTGTCGTTCCTGTAAATGTTGGGCTTGCTGTAAGCGCCACAGTTCCCGTAGCCGCTGGCAGCGTCAGCGTATCATTCGTAGTCGTGCCGGTTACGCTAACAAGCGTAGCAGAGCCAGAGCCGGATGAGGGTTTAATTATTAAAGGCATTATATCACTATCCAGTTGGAACCAGAGCTAATTTCCACTGTTATGCTGGAATTAATTGTAACAGGCCCAAACGTGCCTGCATTTGTTGAAGCAGGAACAGTGTAATTCGCCGTTATGGTTTGACCGTTATTCCAGAATATTTTGTCTGTAGAGCCGCCAGTTGCGCCTGCAGATATCCCCGTTAATTGAGAACCGTCTACAGCTGGGAGCTTTGCAGAGCCATCCAACTGGACAAGATTATTCGCACTCGTTCCAGCCGTTAATGTCGCAGCCGAGCCAAGTCCTAAATTCGTCCTTGCGGTTGCCGCCGTAACATCAGAAAGATTGTTAGAGGCAAGCAAGACGCCGGAAAGACGGGAATTACTTAACGTGCCTGAGGTAATGTTTGAGGCATTCGTTGTGTCAGTAGTCGCCGAGGTGGCTAACCCAGTGACACCAGAAGCAGGCAAGCCGGTGCAGTTTGTCAAAGTGCCGCTTGACGGAGTTCCTAATACGCCACTTGGTGCAACGTAATCCGTTCCAGCCGTAGCGTTAGCAAGAGCGCCGCCGCTATTTGCTTTTAATATTGCTGTGCCAGAAGGCGGGGCAAGATAATCCGTTCCCGCCGTTGCGGCAGTAAAGGCAGATGTGCCGTTACCTTTTAAAATACCCGTAAGCGTTGTTGCGCCAGTGCCGCCATTACCTACCGGCAATGTGCCAGTGACGCCGGTTGTAAGAGGCAAGCCAGTGGCATTCGTCAAAGTGCCAGATGATGGCGTTCCTAGAGAGCCCCCTGTCGTTACAATATCAGCAGCTAATGCCGTTAAGAATACAGTTGCAGAGCCAGAAAGGTTTAACAGCGAACCAGTGCTAGACTGACCTAATACGCGAGTTAATGTTGTGCCTGACGAGGTATATACGCCGGTGCCGTATTCAAAATCTGAGGCTTGTTCAATAACATAACTAACAGTGTCACCATTAGCTACGCCAGCTGATGCAAACGACTGATAGCCAGGAGACGCAGAGCCAAGCGTGATAGTTCCAGTGCCAGTTGTGGCAGTGGACATTTTTGCTCGGTTGTAAAGTTTCACCATTGCTTGGCGCTCGCTTTATTAGCCGTGGGTAATCGTGCCAGAGGTTAATGAAACCAACTGACCTACAGAGACTGATGTGGCGTTAATGATAATGTCTGCTGCACTTGTTCCTACAGTCAGGCCAGAAACAACTGCCGTTCCAGAGTTGTTACGGATTTCAGCAAGAGCAGCCGTTCCCGTTCCAGTAGCTGTGGCAGTCAAAGGTGTGCCAGATATCGTCAACACTGCGCCAGCAACAGTTCCGGGCGTCGTAGATAATGGAAACGAAGCTAAAACGCCGGTAGCGCCAGAAAGTGCAGACGTTCCAATTACAAGAACGCCAGCAGTTGCCGTTCCTGTAGAAGCAGCTGCCGTTTTACCAGCAATCAAGTCGGCAACTAACTGCATACGATTAGTTTTAAGTGTAGCGTTGTAAGTTACAGCCATTTCTATAATCCCTTAAAGCATTCCAACGATATTCGTTGCAGTGGTTCCAGTTGCCAAAATCTGTTTGACGCGGATTTCTAACTGCGTGCCGACAGGAACAGCAGTAAAGGTGACTGTGTTTCCAGCCTCAGTTACGACTGCAAGATTTCCAGCGCCGCCAACATACAAGCGCGTGAAAACATTAGGCGCAGTGTCTGATGTGGTAACAGCAGCAGCCGTATCTGGAGTTAGAGATGATATCTGAGTAGCAGGCATAAGATGTTCCTTTTAGAAACTGCGACGTGCGGCAACGAGTTTAGATTGCGGCCTTGTGGCGCGATCTGCCTCAACCTCAATGTCTTTTAAGATTGTCTGATAGGCGCTATCCCAAACAGGTATGCGCTCATCTGCCTTTAGATACGGAGCCGTATGCACAAGCGCGCCGTAAAGATATAAATCTGGGTAACGAGACAACGCCCAGTTGGTTGTCGTCTGATTATTTAATGGATTAAGCCGAGCGTAATACCAAAGGTCTAATTGCTCTGGCGCTTCTTGACCTGGCGCAGGAATAATTCTCAGTCTATTACCAACGATTGTATAATATGTTTGGTTTCCAATCGGGGAATAATAAGGTGGAATAATTGGTAAAGGTGATTGGTCTGGGTTCCATCCTAATGATTGAACCGTCATTGATTGGTCTGGCGTAATATATGTTATTGCATTCGATGTATTCTGATCCATCAGCTGATAGACAGATACAAAATCAAGCGGCATCGGGACATAATTATCAATAACCGAGGCTTGAGCGCGGTTAATCATAAATGGGTGTTTAACCCTAGCCATATCTCGTTGAATGCGTGCAGTTGCTAACGTAACAAAATCTGGAATAACAGCCGTCATATCCATCCGGTTCAAAGTATCTGCGATCTTATTGCAGAGGCCTTGAAAGTCAGCCGTAAATGTTGGGTTAGCAAAGACTGTCAAAGCGAAATATCCCTTGTAAGGAACGGTCGGCCTTCATTCATCAGCCACTGAAACAAGCGCTTTTTGTCTTGCCAGATGCCTTTTGCGACTAAATCTGATTGAATAAGCATCGGGATTGACGCGATCTTTACATCGTCGCCAAGTCGCTCGTGCTTTGAATGTTCCATTCTGCTTTCGTGAGCAGCTTTCAGAATGTGATCAACATCCTGAGTTGCTTCGAGGTGCATACCGCCTTCGTTATCAATAACAAGACGCTGACGAACACCATTTACTGGATCGTAATCAAAATTGGGGTCGTCTAATTGACGGTATTTCTCAGCCATTGTTTAGCCCATAAAAAAAGGGCCGCTGTGAAGCGACCCTTCTGGTAGTTGATGTAAGTTACGATCAGCTGTTCGTAATATTCGCTACAACTGCGTGAGCGTAAGGCGAGTTGATAACAAGCGTGTATTCGCAGAGAAGCTGCGAACGCTTACTATCGCCTGTGCGTGCCAGCTCAGTGCGCTGGAACGGACGCAGATAAGCAACCTTCGCATAATCTGGATCTACAAAGTATGCGAATGCACCGTTACAGAAGAGCGAAGGAACGATATCGAGCGCACCAAAGTCGGACAGATAAACGTCAGCCGAGCCAACAATGGTAGCATTACCATTCTTAACATCGGTATTAACGCGCGTCTGAGACAAGCCAGCGAAGCCAGAAACGCGGGTCTTATTGACCGGCGAAACAAGCATCATCTTAGGCTCACCGCCCTTTTGATACATATTGCGGATAGCATCTTTTAGGTTTGTTTCCGTAAAAGCAGCTGAGCCGCTCGTAAGCGTCCAGGCAGTCGTTGGTGCTCCACTTACCGTAGAAGCGCCGCCAGAATACGCTGGGCCGGTTACGGTGCCTACAACGATGCCGTTACCAGCAGGCGTCTGAGCAGTCGTTTTAATCCACGTTGGGAAACCAGCGAGTTTACGAGCCGTTGAAGCATCGCCAGCAACCGCCGCCTGGTTTGACAGGAGGATGGTTTCCATATCGCGCTTAAGCTCTTTGCCGTGTTTAGCAATGAGGTAAGCCTCAATGGTTTTCATACCGGCTGCGTCTACAGCGCCAGACGTTCCAGAGACGTTTAACGTCTTCGTGGAGATCTGCGTGTAGTTGCCGCAACGTGAAGGAGCAGTAAATGACGTATCAGTAGCGTCTGCGCCTTCGATTGCCGCATTCGAGCCGTTAGCATCGGCAAGAATATCGGTCTGCCATTCGTGGTAGGTATTGTCCGCAGATGTGCGGCCAACATTGTTCATAAAAGCCGTTTTAGTTGGGCTGATATTGTAAATGATATCTTCCAAATCCTCGCGGATTGAAGAAGAATAGTCATACCGAGTTACGGTAGCCATAGTCTTTAGTCCTATTACAAGAGTGCTTTGATAGCCGCTGCTGCATCTTCAACGCGGCCTGATGAGGCGAGACGTTTCCGAGCTTCAAAGGCGTCTCTGTTTCTCTTCGTCTGAGGCTGAGCCGGCGCGGGACTAGGTTTCAAAGCTTTTTCAAGTGGCGGGGCATTCGGACGCGGTTTGCTTTTTGATTGCAATTCGCGCCAGCGCATTCCATCCGCTGCAATCGCAACAAGGCGAGCGTCATAGGCCTGATTAATCTCGTCATCCGAGAAACCGCGACCTCTGAGATAGTCTCTTACCTTTGGGCGATCTCGCTCGTAAGCTTTTTGATCTTTCCACTCTGGCACAAGTTCGGGGAGCTTCGACGCATTCTCGGCCACATAGGCTTTGATTTTTTGCGCCTGCTCGACCTGATCTTTCTGCTGCATTCTCTGCGCTTCTGACGCAGCCGCCTGCAGATCGGCCATAGCCGCCTCGTAGTTTTCCTTGCTACGAAGATAGGCTGAAGGGTTTTCATCAATCAGACGCGGATCAGGTGGCGGCGGCAGGGTTGCCTGCATCCGCTGAACCATCACCGGCAACAATTGAGAGTAAATTTTCTCACTCTCTTGAGCTTGTTGCAGCGTTGAATGAAATTCTTTCCGCTCAGCCGCGAGGGCCATTTGCTTTTCGGTGTAATCCTTATTGCGCTGATAGCCGTTTAAAGCTTCTTTCAGCGTGACCTGTTCTTCCTTGCCGTTAATTTTAACGGTGTAGAGCGGTTCTGGCTGATCGTCGCCTTCGTCTGTTTCATCGCTTTCGGGTGTTGAGGCGTCTTCTGCGTCGTCATCTTCATCAGAAGCTAACGGCGTCTCTGCAGAATTATCCTCGTCGGCAGCTGGTTGATCTTGATCATCCGTTGCCGCCTCTGATGCTGTGACCGTTACATCTGGCTGTTGCCGTTTCTCGTGCTTTTTGCCCGACAGCAAAGCTTCAATTTTGGACGCAGCTTCCTCTACGGTGCCGGTGCTTTCGCTTGCCGGCATCGTCTGAGTATCTTCAGACATTTATTTACTCTGGGTTGCTCAGCGATCAGGCGTGTGGAGACGAGACAATTTCTCTCGCTGTTCCGCTTGTGCCTTCGTGAGTTTCATCGACTCAATGATCGCTACAAATTTGTTTTTGAATGTGCGCGCGCCACGAACTAAGCCGTAAGCTTCTTCACGCTCTTGAGCCGTTTTAAATTGACCATTCGCCCACTGTTCTATTGTCTGGGCTTCCAGCTCACTCATCGCCTTTTGAAAGGCTTCAGACGTGAGGATATTGTCCGCTTGCCGAGCAAGACGGTAAATGTCTTCTTCCATTAATTAAGTTCTTACCTATTGCGGCGTCATAGGCGCGGGCGCCATAGGCTGTTGTGGTTGTTGCATAGGCTGTTGTTGTGGTTGCGGCTGTTGACCGCCCTGCCCCTGCAAACCAATTTGAGAAAGCACCTGCGCATTCGCCATCTTCTCATTATCAATCAGTGATTGAGCGAGAGATTGAACGTCTGGTCGAGGTTGCCGCGTCATTTGGATAATAGAAGGCCAATCAACCTGTTGACCGCCCTTGGCTGCAATCTCTGCAGCTTTAAGGATAATATCCGCTTCCATCTGGTCGCGTTTTAGATCTGCATCCAATTGCAATTGTGCGCGATCGATCGCCAGCTGTTGCAATTTTGCATAAGTCTCAGCCTGCGCCTTGGCCATTTCGACCTCGGCAAGCAACTGATTTGGATCTTTCTGATTTGCCTTGGCTGCAGCTTGAGCTTGAGCCAATTGCATCTCTTGCTCTGGGCTAATCGGAGAAAAGAAGCTGTCTGGATTTTTATAACCAGCTTTTCTTACAATCTGCGCGAGGGTGTTTTGATATTGGCTGAGCTTAACGAGAGGATTGTCCATCCCCATCGTTTGAATAATCTGCTCTTGCTTTTGTGCAACAGTCGTCAGGAATGCCATCTGCTGGCTATCATCACCGCGGCCCAGTGCGACAGACACAGTGCAGTCCATATCCGCGTCCCAGGTAGTGGGATCGATCGGCGTCCATTCACCGCGCAAACGAATAAGCAGAGGTTTGTCTTGATGCTGTGTAATAAGCTTCAGCAAGCCTCTAAACAGCTGACGCATACCGTTTTCAGCAAAAGTCCGAGCGATAATCTCGATCCGCTCTTGAGCTGCGCTGATTTGCGCACTCACTGCGCTTGCAGTCGTCGATTGTAAAAGCTCGGCGTCTAGACCTTGAGAAGCAGGCGTGACGCCCGTTCTCTGAGCTTTAATCTCGTCCAAATATTGGATAATTGGCATCGCCGATTGACCAACAAACGGCGTAGAAAGATCCTGCACTGCGCCCATCTGGCGCATACGGATGATGGAGCCAACCTCTTTATTCAACACATCATCAATATTCGCCTGGCCTTCAACAACTGCTGTGCGAGGGAAGATTGATTGGGCTAAACTGTCCAAGGTAGCGCGTAATACGTGAGATTTAATTCTCTGCAGATCCATTGTCACATCAGCGATCGAGTGACCAAAGATTGCGTGCGGCTCTGGATCTGGGCAAAACAGCGCAAACGGCGCGTGATCTACAACGTAATCTTTTAGAACAAAGCAGTCTCTGCCTATGCACTCAATGCAACGCAGTTCCGCAATGCCGTCACCGTCGCGATCAATACGCATATAAATACGCATATATTTTACGCGTCGGAGCGCCGGATCGTCATTATCTGTTGGAAAATATGTTCCGCGATTACGCTCAAAATCTTCCATTTGAGCGATCCAGAGATTGTCCTCTCCAGGCGAGCCGTGTTCTAAAACGTCTTCCTCGTTGTAACCCATCTCGATGAGCTCTGAGACGGTAACAAGGTCGCGATATCCAACAAGATCGAAGAATTTATCTGTGTCTCTCGCTCGGCGATCGCAAATAAAGCATTCGGGAGGAAGAGCTCTTACTCGATATTTTCTTTGCTGATCAACCAGCCTTACGCGCACCGTATAGGTCTGCTGGTAAGGGGGAATAATCTGCTCAGCTATAATATCAAGAAATTCAACGCCTGGGTTTTGCTGTTGGAAAAGGGTGATTTCCTCGTCCAGCAATCCAGAAAATTCTTTTTCAATTACGCGGTCTTCGCTCTCTGCCCACCAAGTTACGATACCGAGTTTTTTTAGTAGAGCATCTTTAAACGCACTATACAGGATCTGAAATCCTGGGTTCATATCGTTAAAGACAAAATTAATTGCGTCACTTGCCTGATCAGCAATTTTAACGTCTTCAGCCGTTCGCGGCATATATTCAACGATGCGTTGACCTGATGTAAAAATCCTCATCAGGCTAGGCATAATTGATTGGATCGTGTCTCTAACCTCAGAGAGAACTACCTGAGATCGGCCAGCTTCCTCGTCCCCAAATGGAGCTGCGCGATAATACTCAGCCGCTTGAACGCGAGCTGGCGTAATTAGCGTGTCAATATATGTCTCAGCCGCCTGGACGGCGATACCAACTCGATTTTGAAATTCTGTCTCATCGAGTGGATTGAGTTTCTGTCTAATGTCGGAATTGCCAGGGCCGTAAGAATTATTATTCTCTTCTTCGTCCTCGTCATCCTCAACGCCAATATCTTCTACTGCATCCTCGTCGCCTAGCTCTACGGGAGCAGTGTCAAGATATGCAGCCTGTCCCGCATCCATCGGTGACGGGGATGCGCGGCGGCGTCTTCTACGAGCCATTCAATTTCCTATTTTAACAGATTGCTACGCCGCGTCTTAAGGGCTTGCCAGGGAGCCACTTGAGCGCCCTGCCGCCAACTACGGCTGCTTGTCCCGCAAAGGTTAAACAGAGCGCGTCCGCAATATCGGGAGATCTCATTCCCCGCCGCTTCATCTCGCTTTTGCCTTCGACTTTAATTTTACCGTTAGATGTAAAGCTATATGTCGGGCCTAAGAGCTCAGCTCTCAAATCAGCGTCTTTTGGTATCTTTACTGCCCTGGTATCCAACCAATCTTTTACAGCAATCCAGAGCTCATCTCTTAACCTTGCTGCAGACTGATTTAGCGCGACACTTTCCGAGACATTAACGTCTCGAACATTGTGGCCAAGTTCACGCAGGCGATCAGCAACGCCACCGCCAAGACCAATGCTATCCACACAAATCTCGTAAGGATGATCGATGCTAGCCTCGTGAACAATTCTGCCCACCGTCCCCATCAGATCTTCGCCTGACCAGAATTTGTAACCCAGAGCTACGTTTCCGCGTCTCTTGAAAATTACAGTCCTATCAGATCCAAAACGCGCAACGTCAACGCCGTAAATTAACGGCTCTTCAGCATTCAGAACGATGTCTCGATTTTGCGCCGTATCAACCAGATCAGCCGCAATCAGACTATCATCGTCACGTAACGCAAACTCGCCGAGCACTCTTACTCGAAAGGCGTTTGAGCCCTCTCCATAAGTCGCCTTAATCTGCTCGATAAAGTCTCGGCTAACCAGAGGATTGTCTAAACAGCTTACGTGGAGCGTTTTCCAATCACTTGATAGTTGATGATGCGTTTTAAAAAATAACCCAGTGTTTCTTGTTGGGTTTCCGATTAGAACGGTCGTCGCCTCGTGGCCCGACATCGAGCCGGCTGCGCTTTCAAAGACCGCTTCTGGAATAGCTGACGCCTCATCGCAAATAAGGAGAACGTGCTCAGAATGCACGCCAGCAAGAGCTTCTGGACGTTCTGCACTTGATGTCCTCGCGCTTATAAAGGAGCTCTCTGGAGCGCCCTTAGAAATTATGCGATCGGTAAAAACGTCGATGCTTTCTCGTAAAGGTTCGGGCAATTTATTTGCCCAGTGTTTTACCTCTGAGAAAAGCGCATCAAATAATTGGCCAGCAGTTGGTGCAGTGCAGACGCTCTTCTGCGGCATCCGCGTCATCATATGCCAGATTAACGCAACCGCGCAGACTGCAGACTTTCCAACGCCGTGGCCAGCTCTGACAGATATTCTTCGCTCGCCTTTGGCAAGCAGTCCTAAAAACTCTTCCTGCCAAGGTAGAGGCTCAAAACCTAAAACATTCTTTGCAAATAAAACGGGCTCGTCGCGGTAGGCCTCGATGAATGTCTCTAAGGCCTCATTCAGATCTGCCACTTGACTATTGATCCCTAAGTATCATAAGATAATTGGTCAGGAGATCGTTATGACAAAGCTAGAATTGCATAAAAACATTATGGACAATGTTTGGAGCCTTTATGTCCAGGCATCCGTAGATGCAAACTGGATTGCTATGCCAGAGCATATTGAGAAAATTCACGATAAGATTAACGAGCTAGTTTTAGAAGCAGTCGGGCTTAAAGACCATTAACAGAAGGCTGCTCAGTGCTATTTGCACCGTAAGCGCCGGCTCCTAATAACCCAGCCATTCCATAAAGTGGCATTCTACGCGTTACTAAACCTTCGACAATTTTATCAGGATCTTTTCCTGTAACGCGGCGCGTTCTTTCGATCGCCTCGTTTAAAATCTGTATCATTGGCTTACCGGCAACGCCTTTTTGCCCAAACCAGCCAAGCTCTTGAGCATTAACGGGCGCCATACCTAATTGACCAGCGACATCGTGAACTGATTGCTCAGCAGGTGAATACCATTGTGGTAATCCCTTGCCGCCTTCAGCCTTTGGATGGATCAACTCCATCATTTGCTCGTCAATAGTAGCTTTATCTTTATGGCCCATAAAATTAGCGGCAAAGTCAAACCTTTTTGGATTTGCAGTAGCCGTAATACCCTGGCCTTGATTAATCATTTTATCGTATTGAGATAAGTTACCAGTAGCGTATCTACCGCCTATCGGCGCGTGCAACTCGTGTGCAGCCTGCGGTAGTCCCTGGCCATTTTGACGCATAAAATTAGCGTAATGCGTCATCAATAGATTTGACGTTGGATCCATACCGCCAGTAGTAGCGGCCATCCCTTGTGCAAAATCTGTTTTAAAGGCTTCTCGACCAGCCTGCTCTCCGAGATGATCTATATAATTCTTTTCAAGCTGACCCATCGCATACCAATCCCAGGCATTCGGATCACCTTTCGCCTTTTCTATGGCGTTTATTAATCTGCCGCGGGTGGTATCGTTGTTATATAATTGAGTAAATTTATCGATCGTTTCCTGCTTTTTCGGAAGCGCATCCGTCAATGTATTGCCAAGTAATGGATAATTATTGGCATCTACATAATAACGGTCGGAAACCTTAAAATAGGGATCATAGCGGTCGGCGTTAATGTCCTTTTGAGCACTAGCGCGCACTTTCATAACCGCTTCAGCTTCTGGCGATTGAACCTTGCCAATATAATCTTTGCCGGTTTTAGCATCGACCATTAACGCGCCAGGCAACCGATCAGGATATTGAACAGCCATCTTGGCTTGATCATACCCAGGAGACACAGCTGATGCAGCCTTCGCCGCCTTACCAACCTTAGTAGCAGCCGGTATCGCCATAGCCATCTTGGCGCCAGCGCCCGCCTTCGCCAACATTCCAACGCCTGGAATTACACCAACGCCCTGCAACAACGCGTCTAAATAATTCCCGCCAGATACATTCTCACGAAGTGAGGGGCTACCAAGTAAGCCAGCCGCATCCGCTACCGCGCCAGGCGTCGTCATCCCTGCAGCCATCCGGCCAAAATTCGCAGCCGTATCCCATCCACCTTGCGGATTATACTGCGGCAATTGCGGATCTTCTGGATCGTCCAAAAGACCGCGGATGAAACTCTTTGACGCCATTATTTCCTAACATCTGGAGGTAGCCAGCAACACAGCTAGAGGTCTGTGCGGAGTAGGTGATGAGCCTCGCTGGCTACCAATTATGATCTCGGCTCTTGAGCCGGCTGCTACCAATAACGATTTAATTTTTATTTTTTAAACGCTCACGATACCGACGCTGCTTCTCAGCCGGTGTAAGAGCGTTACCGTTACCGCGTGACTTGGTAACATCACGAGTAACTGCGTTACCGTTACTTATTTTAAGTAACGCTATCTGAGCCTTCAGAGCGCTTACTTCAGCAACAAGCGCATCAAACTCAACGCGGCTTATGCCACTATCTACAGGTTCCGTCAGGCTGCGAGTACGCGTCGAAAGCCTGTCCTGCGCTTTTGGAAGAGCGTTGCCGTAAGCGTCAAAGGAAGATTTAAGAGACATTTTTTTATATTTTTTTTAGAGATAGTGGGGGTGTGTTTCTGCAACCGCACCCGCCGGTGGTCGGCCCCAGGGGGGGCGTCGAGGCCGGCGCAGCCCTGGAGCGCGCCGATCCCCGCACACAGTCACGCAACACTACACAACACTTACGCTAAGTGCTTGATATCGAGTCAGTTACAACATTGCGTCACACAGCTTAGAGAGCTGTCTATCGTGGTGTAACGTCTTTGTAGTCCGTCTCTATTACCTGTTGCCTCGATGCTTTAGCCTGATCAGCCAGGCGCATCAGAACGCTCGCGTGCGCGTCTGCAACGGTTATCTGTTGGTTGATATCAACGCGCTGCGTATCACCCCACACCTTTGGATTTGTGTGAGCTGCGTGCCATTTGCGCGCATCTAATTGCACTCTCGCTTTAGCTGCGTCAGTGCAAGTGTCGGCGATTAATATTGTTTCGTCGGCGTAAACGTGAGCCTGCATTTCTCTAGCGTGCGCGTAATCGCGGCGAAAGTCCTCGTGCTTCGACAACCACCGAAATATCGTTGTCGGATCTGGCAATCCCTCTTCTCTGAGTTTCTCTGGCACAAGTGGATTACCCTTGATCAGATACTCACAGATCCGTTTAGCCATCTCTTCGCTATATAGGCTAGGTCTACCTGTCTTAGCCTTCTCTACGATCTTGTTAGCCTGGCGCCCTAAACTTTGGGTATCCCCTGTTTCCTGGGCTTTCCGGCTGATCGTGTCCAGCGTGTCATCTGCCTCATCTACCGGCGCAATCTCTAAGCTCGCTATGTTGAGCTTCTTATTAGGCTTTATCTTGATGCGTTGCTTGGGCGCCGCTTTTTTTGACCCAGCCTCAAGTATCAACCTCTGCGAGCGCGTCAATTTTTGAGGCTCAGCAGTTGATGCTTTCGTATCAGTCATCTGATTGCTCAGCAGCCCTTCTTTGATCCCTTAGAGCTCATTGATTTGCCGCTCTGCTTAGATCCATAAGCGCCCTTGCTCGGCGCCATAACTTTTGAGCCGCTAGCCTTCTTCATTCCAGCTGCAGGCATCTTTGATTTCTTCATCATTGCTCCAAATAAAAATCCCGCCGGCGTTTCCACCAGCGGGAGATTTCAGAACCGCCTTGCGGCGATTTGCATAATGTCTCACAAAGGCCGGTCGGCCTCAAGCATAATCAATCATTTGGCGTAGTTGCCAACGGGCTGTTGGTAACTTGACCAACATAACTTCCATCAGAGCCATACACAAATGTGTTGCGTCCCGCGTTTGCAGTTGAACCAACGTAGCTTCCATCTGAGCCGTAAACGAAATTGTTGTTCTGGCCAGCTGGCGCCATTGTCCCAAGGTATGCCCCATCAGCGCCATAAAAATTTGAATTGCCAGCAAATGCTACTGAACTGCAAAGCGCAAAAGCTATAATCAAAATGTAACGCATTGTTTTGACTCCTTGTTTTGATTTCTGCCTGAGTTAGATCTGGTTCATTTAATATCTGTGATTTAATGAACCGCAAGGAAAAAGGGGCCGAAGCCCCTCTGTTTATTTTGCAAACCAAATGTCTGGGATGCGATTGTGACGACCGCTACGGCTGTCAAAACCAAAATTATATCTTTCCCAAGCTTCGCCTGTTGTAGGATCAATCTGATTGCTAATTGTAGCGCCCCAAAGCTTTGTTCCTGTGCGATAACGGCCAACAAATCCGTGAGCAACAATGTAACCATTTCCTAAAAACGCAGGCACAGTTTTTGTTTCTTTGCCAATTGTAGCTTCTACTGTTCCATCAAATGTGCGGCCATTTATCTCAATTTTTTCGGCTTTAAAGCTGTTGCGGTTGATTATTAGATCGGTCATTTGCTTGTCTCCATCTGCTGTGATACCTTTAGATCATATATGATACTTAGGTGTCAATAGAGGATACAAAGAAATTGATCACACCCGCACAAATTCGCGCAGCCAGGCAGTTAATTAATATGTCTCAACACGAGCTCGCCGAGCTTGTGGATCTGTCCGTGGTGACGATTAAGCGCGCAGAGAGCGAGCGTGAGGTTCCAATATCCTCTGAGACTGTAGAATTAATCAAAGAAACACTAGAGGCCAACGGCATCGATTTTATCGGCGTCGTCGGCGTAAAAGTTAAGGCTTAGATATCTGGCTTTTTTTCTACCGTTACCGTCGCCAGGCACTTAGTAACCAGCGACCTCTCAACCTTCTTGATCTCGTCTTTAGCCCTCACACAGGCAGTCATATCGTAGAACTGGACGATATAGCTGCCCTGGAGATGTATGACGAGCATTATCACAGGAGCGATCGTCATCGATCCCTCCTGATCGTTACAGCGGCCGCACAGAAACCAATTATAGTTCCGGCTGCGTAGCCCAACATTACAGCTGCCAGCCATTGATCTGATGTCATTGTGTCGCCCTCACATAGCAAAGGCCATTTGGCTGACAAAAATGCATAACAGGCATTTCGAGAACAGCCTTTTGAGGTGGATCAAGCAGGCGGTGGAGGATCGTCGCGCCAAGTAACAGCGCGACAATCCCAAGCAGAAAGACGAGCACTGCCGCCTCTGCAAATGCTACGACCTCTCTCACGCAACCTTCTTAGCTACGTTCTGAGCTAACGGCGGCAGCTTGAGCTCAACCTCTGGCTCATCAACGCCCATTAGCGCATCAGCCAGTTTCTTCTCAATGTTATCGAGTCGCGGATTGGCTGGCGCCTGAACACTGGACGTTAGCGGATAGTGCTCGCGGCCTGGATCAATCTCGCTGACCTGGGCCAGCTGTAGGATCTGAGCAATCATATTTGCTCTGCGCCAATCATCATCGATCCAAGGCTTATCAAAGCGCCCGATCGCAATCTGAGCTTCTCTGACTGCATTCGTCGCAATCGTGTTGAGACGGCGATTGAGCTCGTCTCCTGTCAATCCAATTGAATTAAGCATCGGTTACTCTCCTGCCGCCTAAAAAGATAAAAACGCGCACCTTCGAGCGACGGCTCTTCGAGGTGACGCGTCCAGGCGATCCGAAATTTCGTTTCGTCCTGATTTTCCAAAACCATTTGCTGAAACTGAGGATCATCGCCGAGCTCTGCCCTTTGCGATCAATCCAAAATGTGAGGCCACTGCATCGAGGCTTTCACATAGCCGGCCCATCACGTAGCCCTCAGATCTGGAGCTGCCGGAAACGTGCACACCCTTCCAGATCTTCGCGACCTCAGAAACAAACATCCCCTCGCCTGCTACGTTGACGAGAATTGAGTATCCAGCCTGACCCACCCCAGGAATGCTTGCAGCTTCGGCAAGCCACTTGTGTGCATCCTGCATACGTTCTGTGAGTGGATCTGCAGGCACGCCGCCATCAACTCTGATGCGGCTGTAATCGATCGCCTGCGAAGATCCGAGCAACGCTGTTTCGTAGTGGCGCCTAAACTCATCGCCAGCTGTTTTCTGATCTGGCGTAATCCTACCCTGATGCTCTAAATAACTCAGTGCGTGCTCTCGGACGTTGCGAACAACGGTCGTTTTCTTGTCTGTCTCATACGGATCAACAGCCTCGCCAATCACGAGCGTCTGCTGATACGAGCCAGCGAGACTGACTTTAGGCGGCTTTCGTCGCGTCATTCGATTTGTCTCTGATTGTGATTGGCAGCTTTTTAAAAAGGCTAAGCGGGAGCTTGATGTTAGGCTCTTGATCGTTTTGATTTGGCCTGTCTTTGCGACCAAAAACGCAGATCTCTCCAATTGACGGCGGCTCAGTAAACCGAGCAGCCCACACCTCACCCTGGCTATCAACAACCAGGCGAAACTCTAGGCCCGTTAATTTCATCAGACTTATGGCGCGCTCAATCTTGTTGAGGTTAATCGTGTAGCCGCCAAACTTTTGCAGATCTTGAAACGCGTGTTTGTGACAACCTTTGATCTCCACAAAACCTTTGGCCTTGTTTTCCAGACACATCACAAAATCGAGATTGTAGTGAGTTGGAAGCTTGCGCAGCTCAACGTCCCAAAGCGCCTCCAGGGCGTCGGCAATGGCGCGCTCTCGTTCCAGCTGTTCGGATGTTTCCTGTCTCATTTAAACACCGCACATCCCGTCACACTCTTGAAGAAAACCAAATTCGTTTTGGCCTTTTTCATATGAGGATCTCAAATCAACTTGAGACAAAGGAAGCAACGATGGGTGCATATACGGTTCAAACTTTAACCTGCCTAAACCGCCATTTTCTCGAATTTTGTGATCTACATAAATTGCATCTAAAAAACTTTCTGGATCGTTTTTTTTCATATCCATCCAGCCAATATTGTTGCGATATGGACAACCAATACAGGCGCTTTTTGGAGCAGACCATCCACGTTTAGCTAGCCAGATTTTACAATCTGTACGGCTCATTCGAGTGTCTATTAAAGGCCAACGATAAACTTGCCATTTATCGCGTGGGTCTTTCATCCGTTGTATTTCATCAGTTGAAATGCCAATCCATACCTCAACACTTTTCGGAGGTATTCGTTGTCCTTTTTGGTAACCTAAAAGCTCCCTTAATTTTCGAGCTATTGGAACTATTTTATATTCTTTGGTGCATTGACGGCGAGCCATTCCACCATTTTCAGTAAACCAAGGAACTGACGCAAACCTCTGTCCTGTTGTATTTGTTTGCGTTAAAATATCGTCTCGTATGTTTCCTGATGAAACAATATGGACAGGAAAAGGCAACATTTCTCTTAACCGTTGCAAATGTTCATAAACTGCTTTTGGCTCCCATCCTGTATCGGCAAAAATTGCACAATCAGGCATTGGGCCAATTTCACCATAAGCAGCCATCAGTGCTAGAGTTGTTGATTGGACGCCTGCGCCCAGAGAAATAACTCTCATCACGCCCACTCTCGCTGTTGCTTGCGTTTTTTCCAGTAGTCGTCTGCCGAAAGTAGATTGTCGGGGACGCTACGCAGATCTCGTTCTTTAGGCTTAGCAACGGCGCAGGGCTGGCCAGTAGGCGCGTCAGAGATCCAATTGAGCCAGGTGCGATACCAATCTAGCTTGACGCCGTTTTTTGAGCTCAGCGACCAATTGTGCATTTTCTCTGCCTGACGGTTTATCTCTTCATCGCTGAGCCCCTTGTCACGAGCTGCTTGGCGATAGTCGTCAGGTAATTTCCAATCGGTCGGGAGGCGGTGAGCGCGCTTGCGCGCACTACTAACCTTTAGGTTAGTACTATCTGTTTCTGTATCTGTATCTGGTCGTATCGTCGGCGTAACGTCACCGTAACGCTGCCGTAACGCATCATTATCTTCTGTCTTACCGCTCTTTCTTGCACGATATCTACGCATACGCTCGGCAGCAGTTGCGTCACTCTTATCGCTCTCGTATTGTCTTTTGTCCCAATTAGTTATGAATAACTCGCCGTTGCCTCTGGAGATTAAACCAGCGCTATCTAGAGCCACTAAAATCCGCTCAACTACGCCATCTTCAAAGTCCAAAATCGCAGACATAAAATCAGCATTACGGTAGCAAATACCTCTGTGATCGTCGTGAGAAGCATCTTCTAAGATGAAAGCCCATAACGCGATAACGTCACGCACCGTAACGCCAGCGTAACGCGCCGTAACGCGAAACTTGCCATCTTCAGTTGTTCCCTCATACCAGCGAAACCATTTACTCATTGACCGTCACCACCTGTCGGATCTGGCCAAACATCATCAAATGCTGCTAGGCGCTCTTCACGCTCCAAGTCGCTAAAGAAATCTTGTGAGGGATATTCTGGCGTGCCAACGCCTACCCAACGATAGATGCTGCCAACCGCGACATCTGGAAAATCTGGCTCGTGATCAAAAACCCAGCCCAAAACCTCATAACGGTGTCGATGAGCGTGCGGGACAAATTGGTAAATTGGCTCTTTCATCAAGCCCCCCAGTAAGAGTGAGGCGCTGGACGATAGGCCAGCTTGTTCTCAAAATGTCTGTATTGCTCAGCGATCGATGAATTGACGAGAACGAGCTCTTCCATCTTGCCGATAGCGTGAATAACCGAGCTGTGATCCCGCTTGTATGCTCTGCCAATCTGCGTCAGAGATGCGCCTGTGAGAGAGCGAGCTATGT